TGACTTTGTTAACTCAACATGGGCAGAAAAAGGAATTAAGCCTAATCCTTTTGCTTATTGGACCGCAGATCGTCAGTGGCAATGGAATGATGCCGCTCTATTAAATTATACAAGAAAACAGAGAACCTCTAAATTAAGATTAACGGACTGGACTCAATTACCAGACGCTCCAATAACTGGAGTAGAAAAGGCTGCTGCACAACAATATAGACAAGAACTTAGAGATATGACTGAGCCATTGAAACAAGCTCCTGAAAATTTTCCTACTTTAGAGTCTATTTCTTGGCCAACACCTCCTGAATTTTTGAGCTCAGAAATTTAACCCTTGACATAACAACCTGACCAAAGTATAATTACACTCATGAGTAAAGAACTGACTACAATTTCACCCGAAGGACTGGAAATTGCAAACTGTTATTTGCAATTCGGAAACATTCGAGCGGTAACCGACTATCTTCAAGTCTCAGAAGATAAAGTTGTGAATATACTAAATAGACGAGAAGTTAAAAAGTATATTGACAATGTTTATCTAGACATAGGGTATAGAAATCGAAACAACATTGCAGCAGTTCTTGACGAAATGATTGCATCAAAACTTCAAGAAGCTCAAGAGAGTGGAGTCTACTCAAACAAAGATTTAGCAGACTTGCTCCAAATGGCACATAAGTTTAGAATGGATGAAATAAAAGCCCAAGCAGAAGTTGCAAAGGCTGAATCCACAAACATTAAAAACCAAACCAACGTTCAAATTAACGAAGGTGTTCCCTTTGGGCAAGGCAACTATGGAAAGTTGATGGAAAAATTGTTAAATGGAGGAGAGACGAACTGATTACATTAAGCTTGAAAGCGCTCTTAGAGAGCATCTCTCTCACGAGAACCACAGGCTTGATAGAATTGAAGAAAAGCTCGATAGACTCACGGATACTGTAGTGGCATTAGCAAGAGCAGAAGAAAAACTCATTAACCTAGAAAAATCTAGGCAAGAGATAAATGATGTTCTTGATGACCATGAAGAAAGAATTGCAGTAACAGAAAAACGAGTTGGGTCTATTGAAATTACTACAAATGTTATTTCCAAACTATTTTGGATTGGCATGGCCTCGTTAGCTGCATATACAGCGAGCAATCTACTGTAATATGCCTTATAAAGTTTCAGGTAAAACCGTATATGTAAAAAAGCTGGGCAAGTGGAGAAAGAAAGCCACTGCAAAATCAACAGCATCAGCAAAAAGAATGTTAAAAATTCTTCGAGCTGCAAAGTCTAGCACTATGAAGCGCCGTAAGAGACGATAATGGCAAAAAAGTTTAAGGCTATATCTAAGAGAAAACGTAAAAGGACTCCAAAGAATAAAAAACTTTATTCTGCAGTAAAGTCAGCAGCTAAAAGAAAATTTAAAGTGTACCCTTCAGCTTATGCAAATGCATGGCTATCTAGAGAGTACAAAAAACGTGGTGGCAAATTCAAATAAGCCAAGAAAGTTAAAGGAGAAAGTAAATGGAAATGTTAGCATATGGTGCAATCGTACTTTTTGTTGTTTTTATAGGGTACCGAGTATATGATACAAAGAAAAACAAGCCCACGGGTGGAGACGGGGTTAGAGGTAATTCTACCAAGTACCCTAATCAAAATAAAAAGTAATTAGGGTAAGAGAAAAAATGTGGCTGCAAAAAGAAAGAGTAAAAAGAAAGACTCAAGGCTGAAAAGAGCAGGTGTTTCAGGCTATAATAAGCCTAAGAGAACCCCTGGTCATCCAAAAAAATCACACATTGTTGTGGCAAAAGTCGGAAATAAAATTAAAACTATTCGTTTCGGGCAGCAAGGAGCAAAAACCGCAGGAAAGCCAAAAGCTGGTGAGAGTGCGGCAATGAAAAAGAAAAGAGCGTCTTTTAAAGCTCGACATGCAAAGAATATTGCAAAAGGTAAAATGAGTGCAGCCTACTGGGCAGATAAAGTCAAATGGTAGGTGAAAATAAATATCAGAAATGGTTGGATCTGGCTGCTGCGGTGGATGCGTGGCGGCCCTTTCCCCGCATATTTATTTCTACATATATTTATTTGCTTTATTTATCTTTTGAGTGGTTTATTGGATTAGAAGCCCCAAATACACAACAAGCAGGGCTAATTTCTGTAGTAATAGGAGCAGGAGCAGCTTGGTTTGGACTATACGTAAACTCAGGTAAAAAAGAATAATATGGCAATAGAGTTAAGTAGAAAAGATATTATTTCTGATGAAATAGTAGAGTTTGGGTCTGACCGAAGATTTTTAAAACTTCCAGTAGGGCCATATTTAGACTTATTAAATGTTGCGCCTCTTCCTTCGCAGAAAGCTATTATAAATGCTATAAATGATCCGAAGTATCGTTTCGTATGTGCAGCAATTTCTCGTAGACAGGGTAAAACTTATATAGCAAATATTATTGGACAACTGGTGTCTCTTGTTCCAGGTTCCAATATTCTTATTATGTCTCCAAATTATAATCTATCTCAAATTTCCTTTGACTTACAACGTAATTTAATTAAGCATTTTGAGCTAGAAGTTAAAAGAGACAACGCAAAAGATCGTGTAATTGAGATGAGTAACGGATCTACGATAAGAATGGGATCTGTTAATCAAGTAGATTCTTGTGTAGGGCGCTCTTACGATCTAATTATTTTTGACGAAGCGGCGTTGGCAGACGGCGAAGACGCCTTCAACGTAGCGCTTCGACCTACACTAGATAAAGATAACTCAAAAGCTATTTTTATTTCTACACCACGAGGAAAGAACAACTGGTTTGCAAAATTTTTTCAAAGAGGATTCACTGATGAATTCCAAGAATGGGCATCAATACGTGCGACTTACAAAGATAATCCAAGAATGTCTCCGTCGGATATTGAAGAAGCTAGAAAAAGTATGTCCGACGCTGAGTTTCGACAAGAATATGAAGCTGACTTTAACACTTATGAAGGCCAAGTATGGCACTTCAATGCAGAAGAATGTGTCGCAAACCTCGAAGAACTAGATACTAGCAGAATGGATATATTCGCAGGCCTTGATGTTGGCTATAGAGATCCGACCGCTCTCTGTGTGCTAGGATATGATTGGGACGAAGAAAAGTACTACCTTCTCGATGAGTATTTAAATAGTGAAAAGACCACAGAACAGCACGCTATAGAGATACAAAAACTCATAGATAAATGGGATATTGATTATATTTTTATTGATTCAGCAGCACAGCAGACCAGATATGATTTTGCTCAACAGTATGACATAAGCACCACCAATGCTAAGAAGTCAGTGTTAGATGGCATCGCGCACGTAGAAAGAATTGTAGATAATAATGCTTTAATTGTAGATCAAAGGTGTAAAGAAACTTTATCTGCTTTAGATCAATATCAATGGGATCCTAATCCAAATCTTTTGAGAGAAAAACCTAAACATAATATGGCCTCTCACATGGCTGATGCACTTCGATATGCTTTGTACTCATTTGAAACGTCTTCAAGCGGGTTCTAACGATACCTAACAAAAATAACCTTTGACATTTTAACCTCTCCAAGATATAATTCTGGTATTAAATTATGAAAAAGCCCATAGCTAGAAAAAGCAAGCATTTAAAAAGGGACCCAGTAAAGTATATACGAGATAAAGCAAAGTCTCAATATGAAAAAGGTTCAGAATGCTATATATGCGGAGCTTCAGATACGCTAGACTTTCACCATTTTTATACTCTAACTCCTTTATTAGATGAATGGTTAAAGAATAAACAAAAAATACGTCCAGAACACTATACGGACGAATATATTGTAATCTGGAGAGATGAGTTTATAGAAGAGAACTGGGCAGAATTATACGAGCACACCGTAACGTTGTGCCACAATCATCATTTACAGCTTCACTCAGTATACGGACGCAACCCTGCGCTCGTTACCGCAGAAAAACAAATGCGCTGGGTAGATATTCAAAGAGACAAACATGGCATGGTATAAATTCGGATTAGGTTCTGATAAAAAAATAGAGGAGGCTGACGAAGAAAAACTGAATCCGATTCAGCCTTACTATGCTAATATTACCGAGCCTTCTCGCGAATTTACTTTTAGCTATGAGAGAGCCTATGAAGACCTCGAAATTGTTAATCGAGGAGTAAATCTTTTAGTAGATGACTCTGCAGAAATTAATGCTGTTGTTCATAGGGACGATGCATTTCCTGGTGTAGCAAAGGGAGTAAAAGCTTCTAGTCTTGATACTCTTTTAAATAGAGCACCAAACCCTTTTCAAGATATTTCTTCTTTTCGAAGAAACCTAATTACAGACTACGTATTAGATGGGAATATCTTTATTTATTTTGATGGAGTACACCTTTACCATCTTCCCGCAAGCAAAATGACTATACATGCTAGTCCTACTACATATGTCGATCACTATAGCTTTAATGGTAATGATAAAATATTCTACCCATCAGAAATTATACATATTAAAGAAAACTCTTTTTACTCAATCTATAGAGGAGTATCTAGACTAAAGCCTGCTCTGCGTACTATGATACTTATGAAGAGCATGAGAGATTTTCAAGATAACTTTTTTAAGAACGGAGCAGTTCCAGGTCTTGTGTTAAAATCTCCAAACACTCTTTCAGAAAAAATTAAAGAAAGAATGATTCAATCTTGGAGCGCTCGTTATAGACCAGATGCTGGAGGAAGAAGGCCTCTTATTTTAGATGGAGGGATCGAAGTAGATGAGCTATCAAAAGTTAGTTTTAAAGAGTTAGATTTCCAAGCAGCAATAGCAGAAAACGAAAAAATTATTTTAAAGGCTTTGGGAGTCCCTCCAATTTTATTAGACTCTGGTAATAATGCAAATATTCGTCCAAATTTACGAATGTACTACTTAGAAACTATTTTACCTATAGTCAAAAAAATAAATATAGGTTATAGTAGATTCTTTGGTTTTCATATTACAGAAGATATTACGGATATTCCAGCACTACAACCAGAGCTTAGAGACCAAGCAACTTTTTATACTTCTTTAGTAAATGCTGGTATTATAACACCTAATGAAGCAAGAGTTGCAATGAACTTTGATGAATTGCCTGACGCCGACGAAATTCGCGTACCCGCCAATATTGCCGGAAGCGCAGTAGATCCAAGTCAAGGAGGCCGACCAACTGAGGCCGATAATACAGAGGGTAACTAATGCCTACAATGAGATCAAAAAAAGCTATTCTTGATAAAATGTATGAGCAGTTTAAAATGCACGCTCTTACAACAGATGTTGCCTACGAAGACTATTTAAAAGCCGTAGGCGCTGGAGAAGCTGTAGCACGAAGACTAATTAAAGCAGGATGGGGTAACCGTTGGCCGCGAGTAATGGGCCAACTCAAAACCTTCTATCCTGATGTAAATACTATTATTAATCCGATTCCAAAGGAAGAACCAGCTCCTGCTGCTTCAGAAGGCTTAGAGGCCCTAAAAAAGGCGTCTACTAAGAAAGAAAAGGTTGTAGACGATGAATAAAATTTTTAACTTTACTTCCACCTTTAAGTCCTTAGATGTAGATGAAGATGGCGGTGTTCATATCTGCGGTATGGCAAGTACTTCCGATTTTGATCGAGCAGGCGATACTATAGACGCAACGGCTTGGACGAAAGGCGGATTAGCTAACTTCGAGAAAAATCCTATTATTCTTTTTAACCATGACTATAATCATCCTATTGGCCGTGCGACGGGCTTAAAAGTAACTGAAAATGGTCTTGAGTTAAAAGCAAAAATTTCAAAAAGTGCTAAGGTTCCTTCGGGAGCAGTGGCGGACCTTGTTAAAGACGGTGTCCTTGGAGCCTTTTCTGTCGGTTTCCGAGTCAAGGATGCTGATTATATTAGTGAAACTGACGGATTAAAGATTAAGGATGCTGAACTGTTCGAGGTTTCAGTTGTGTCTGTGCCTTGCAACCAAGCAGCTACTTTTTCATTGGCTAAATCTTTTGACTCGATGGCCGAGTACGAAGATTTCAAGAAACAATTCAAAAACAGTGTAGATCTAGCCGGTCAGTCTCTGGCTAAAACTGAAGATTCAGAAGTAGCTAGTGAAACACCGGAAAGGGACGAAGAAGTCCAAAAGGAGATCCAAATGTCTGAAGTTAATAACACTCCAGAAATCGACCTGGAAGCATTCGCTAAGAAGGTAGCTGAAGAGACTGCCGCTAAGATCGCAATGAAGCAGGCCGAAGAGAAAGCCGCTGCAGAAAAAGCAGCACAAGAAGCAGCGCAAAAAGCTGCTGTAGAAGCAGAGCAAAAAGCTGCACAAGAGTCTGCTATTCGTGTAGGCATCGAGTCAGGCGCAGAGCGTCTTATGGCTGATGTTGAGAAGAAGCTACAAGAGAAAGATGCAAAGGTTGAAGAAGTAATTAAGTCTTTTGCTGCTCAACTCCAAGAGAAGAACGAAGAGCTTACCAAAATGCGTGAATCTAAGCGTATTTTTGCTGACCGTGAAGGCTCTAACCTTATAAAAGGAAACAAAGACCTTATGCATGCGCACCTTCTTGGTGTAATTACTAGCAAAGGTTTTGATACTGACTTTGGCCGTTCAGTATTGCAAAAAGCTGGTATTGACTATGCGGCTAACGCTGGTGACATCAATCAAGAAGTTTCTACTATGATTGAGAAAGAGATTCAGCTTCAGTTGCGAACTGCTCAACTCTTCCGTGAGATGGCAGTAAACTCTAAGTCTACAGTTCTTCCTTTGCAAGAAGACGTAACTGCCGCTGTTTGGTCAACAGGTGGCGAAGACGCTCTGGGCGCAGGTGATACCACTGGTATTACTAATCGTACTGGTGGTACTACAGGTACTTACAACGCTAAGCAAAAGATTTTGCAAGTAGATCGTTTGATCTCTACTTCTTACATGGACAACTACATTGATGAAGAAGTACTTGTTAACTTGATGCCAATGTTGACTGATGGTATTGCTCGTTCACACGCTCGTGCTGTAGATGCTGCAATTCTTGTTGGTAACTCCAAAGCTATCCCGGGTCTCGATGGTCTGGCAGTAGATTCTACTGATAAAGTAACTACTACTGGTACTGCTGTAACTGCAAAAGATCTTGTAGCTATGCGTCGAGATATGGGCGTATACGGCCTTATGCCTCAAGACGTAGTATATATCGTTTCACAGGATGTATACCATGATCTCATCAATGATGCAGAATTTGACAACGTATTTGAAGTTGGTTCAGATGCTGCTCTGAAGTTGACTGGTCAAGTTGGTGCTGTATATGGTTCGCCAGTTGTTATCTCTGATAACTTTGCTGCCGCTTCTACCGCCAACATGGGCGCGTTTGCTGTAAACGTATCCAACTTTGTTATTCCACGTCTTCGTGGCGTGACTGTAGAGCAAGACTATGAAGTTGCTGCTCAGCGTCGCGTACTTGTTGGTACTCAGCACCTTGGCTTCGACGAGTTGTTCAACTCTGTTGCAGGTAAGGCCGCTGCAGTTCGTTTGGGCGCCGGATCCTAATATATTAAACTGGGGAGGTTCGCCTCCCCAAGTTTTTACTAATTAATTTATTATGGCAGATTTAATCACGATTGATGAGTATAAAGAATATGAAGGTATCACATCGTCCAAAGAGGACGAGAGATTAGAACGCCTTATAGTTTCTGTAAGTCAATTAGTAAAAACTTATTGTGGTACAACAATAATTGATTACTACACTACACCTAAAACGGAAGAGGTGACCCTTTCTTGGGATACAGATGTGGTACAATTGAGTGAATGCCCCGTAAATACTATTACTTCTGTTCAAGAGCGAGATAGACCAGAGAGCTCTTATGTAACTCTTGATGCTTCTCAGTATGTACTAGATAAGAATACAGATAGCTTATATAAAATACGTAATAACTGGTCTAAGGGGCCTGCTTCTTTAATTATACAGTATACTGCAGGGTATGAAGAGTGCCCATTAGACTTAAAGCTAGCAGTAATTGATTTGGTAAAATACTATTTACGAGACGAGCATAAAGAACGTCGTTCTATGGTAGGAGCTACTATAGAAAATCAAGGAGTTACTAAACTACGTATGGTTGGGGGCTTTCCAGACCATATTGAAAGAGTTTTAGACTTATATAAAATTATACACTAATGAGTAATTCTAGTATAAGAAAAAATATTAGCAATAAACTTTTACAAGAGTTTACGACTCAGAGAGAAAAAACTATAGGAGAAGCCGCTAGAACCTTGCTGCAGTCTTCTAAAGTACAGCAGTGTCTAGTATTAAAAACAAAAGAAACAAATGCAATACAAAAAGGTTTCGAAGCGGCTATAGGTAGACAACTCACAACTAGCGAAGGTACTAAATATAGAAGAGAGTTAAAGAAAGAGATTAGAAAGCTTTCGGTACCTTTTCCAGACTCTGGATCTTTACAGGATGTGTTTTTTAAAAAATTAGTAAAAGATCAGAGACTAGTATTTGGTAGATCTATATTTTATTTGCCTTACTCATTTGATACTATAAAGACAAAGATAGGAGATTTTAATAAATCTTTCCTAGTAAATAATTTAAAAGGGCGAGAAGACTCTTATAATAGTAAAGAGTTTGGAAGAACTACTCATTTAGACCACGGAGCGGATGGAGCTGCTTCAGGAATAGTAGGCGCGGTAGCCGGAGCATTTTCTTTAATTGGTAGCGTAGAACAGTACACAAAAAATAAAAATATTTTTGAACAAAATTTAATATATGAAGTAGATAGCGGACTAAATTTTCTAACTAAAGGACAAAGAGGAAAACTAAAAGATTTAGTATGGAACTTAGTCGTATTATCTGAACAAATACTAACAAAGGGCGGAGACTTAAAAGCTGGAATAAGCATGCTTCTTACTCCTATTTCTGCAGAGTTAAACTTAAAAAGAGGCTCTAAGGAAGAAAGACTCCTTCAGGAAGCTTTTATTTCTTCCTTTGAAAAAACTTTCGCAAACGTAGATTATCTTAACCTAGAAGGATCTAGTACTCTAAAGGAAAAAATTGCAAAAACTCTGGTACTTGATAACATAGTAAAGCCTTTAAAGAATAATAAAAATGTAAAAGCTAAAACAACTATTAAAAATGTAAATACTAGGACTAAGAGTAGATCTAAGGATACAACAAAATCTAGCAAATCTAGTAAAGTAAAAACAATAAATAGGGGAGGAGCCCGAGCAGCTTTAGCAACAAAAGGAAGAACTTCGCCTATTTCAATATCAAATCAGCTAGCTATGTTAGGTATTTTTAATAGAGATCTACCGAGTGTTTTACAAAAAAATATGTCTAGTCCGGCATTAAACTATCAAACAGGTAGATTTGCCAGTAGTGTCAGAGTTTTAGATGTTAATATAACAAGTAAAGGCTATCCAAGTTTTGGGTATACGTATGATAAGTATCCGTACCAGACTTTTGAGCCTGGATACGCCCAAGGATCCCCAGACAGAGATCCACGAAGATTAATTGATAGATCTATGAGAGAGATAGCAGCTTCTCAAGGCATGGGAAGATTCTTTACAAGGAGGCTATAAATGTCACTGCCAAATAGTAGAGTATATTCCAGCAGAAGACAAGCAATAACAAAAGCTCTTGCTGAAAGAATAGCAGAAATAAATGGTACAGGAGCTTTTTACACTCAAATAGCAGAAGTTAGCCCGCGATTAAAATTTTGGGACGAAGTAGAGCAGTTTCCTTCTATTCATTTAAATGCGGGCGCAGAGAGCAGAGAGTACCAAGGCGGAGGTTATAAAGATAGATTTTTAAATATTACTATACGTTGCTATGTAAATGAGGATGAAGCCGTAGACGCCCTAGCAACTTTACTAGAAGATTTAGAGACAGTTATTGAGGACAACTCTAGGCTAGATTATATAGATAGAGAGGGCAAAACTCAAACAACTCAACAAATTAGTATAATTAGTATTGATACCGACGAAGGAGTTCTAGAACCTCTAGGGGTTGCAGAAGTTTTGATTCAAGTTCGATACTAAGACCCAGGAAACGACTGACACGAACAAACGTTCACGTTCAAGTCCTTTCAAGATCATAGGAGATAGACTATGGCACAATCATTATATTTTTCACGTGATAGTAAACTTTACGTGGAATTTAGCGGAACTCTGTGGGAAATTCCAGTACTCGATGGATTTAGTTTTTCACAGGCAACAAATACCTCAGACATTACTCTTAACGAAATGCAAGGCCCTGATGGTATCTCACGACGAGGACGACGACTATTTACAGACTCTCTAGCCCCTGCAGAGTGGTCTTTTAGTACTTATGTACGTCCTTATGATACAGGCAGTGAACATCACGCAGTAGAAGAAGCTCTGTGGAACATTATGGCAGGTGCAGATACTTACGGCACTTTCGGAGCGGGCCTAGGAATTATTGCAGAAGCTACAGCGGCTGGAGGTGCAGATACTGTAGACGGTACTTATATTCTTGACTCAGAGGACGGCACTGTTAGCGGTGCAGGTACCGGAGCTTCTTTCGCTTACTCAGTAGATGGACTCACTAAAACTCTTACAGTTCTTAACGGCGGTTCAGGGTTTACTGGCTCAGAGACAATTACTTTTGATTCTGACCTTTTAGAGGGCGCAACTTCAGATCTAGTAGTAACTGTTACTACTCTGGAAGGTGGGAGTACTGAAGCATTTTATAGAAGCACAAACGCAGACGCTAACTCTCCTTATGGCGCAGTAGTAGGCTTGCCCGCTGCTGACCATAATGCTATTAACTTTGGTCAATCAAATCGAGCAGTACTTGCAACCTGTAACCTGTATTTTGTAATGGAAACAAACCCTACAAAACCCATGGTTTACAAATTAGAAAATGCTCAAATTAATGAAGCATCTATCGACTTTGAGGTAGATGGAATTGCTACTATTAACTGGACCGGTTTCGCAAAAAATATTATTGATTTACAGTCTGCAGGAGATGTTTTTGTTCAGGCTGGAAATAGTTTTACTGGACGAGACGTACCAGAAGTAATTATTAATAGCTCTGATGATAATAAATTAGGTATTGCAACTGACGCCAATACCGGAGTAATGGCAATCGATACCGCAGTAGATTCAACTAGTACCTTTATCCGTAATCGTATTACTCAAATGCAAGTATCTACTACGGACACTACTGCATTTCCTTCAGGAGAGTACAACTTGACTCTTACTGGTGGCAACATTACAGTTACAAATAACATTACTTATCTTGTACCAGAAGAACTTGGACAGGTAAACGTACCTATTGAGGGTGTTACAGGTGGACGTACAGTAACTGGTAATTTTACTTGCTATCTAACTCTTGATACTACGGGGGCAAATAAGGGCACTTCAGTAGATTTATTTAATGATATGACCACTGTAGGAAAAGGTTTGGATAAGGTTGTAAATGATTTCCAAGTAACTTTCCAAATCGGTGGCGGGGTTGCTGGAACTCCTCGACTTTATGTAACTTGTCCGAAAGTACACATCGAAGTACCTACACACTCTATTGAAGACGTAATTTCTGTAGAGACTGGCTTTGGTGCTTATACAGAAGACTTTGATAAAGCTGACGAATTTACTTTGACTTACTTTGGTGCTACATTATAAATTCAATATATAATAATATTAAACCCGCTTCGGCGGGTTTTTTATTACCCCTATAAAAAATGATTCTTGACTTTTATGGTGGTCTTCAGTATACTATACATTATAAAAATTCAACTTTTTCACAGAATAACAAACGAGGTTTAAATGAGCGATTCACCCATTTCTTTAGCGAGTCTAATGACTCCAAGTAAAACTGTTAGTATTGATTATGCTGGGTATTCCGGCTTTACTGTCGATTTATGCTACTTAGGCAGGGAAGAGCTGCTAAAGTTACGAAAAAAGTGTGTAACTACAAAGTTTAATAAAAAGACTCGACAACCTGAAGAGATTCTAGACGAAGAACGGTTTTTAACCGAATATGTTACTGCAGTAATCAAAGGATGGAAGGGATTAAAATATCGTTACCTAGAAGAGCTTCTTTTGGTAGATGTGGATTCTTTAGACCCGGACGATGAACTGCTTTTTACCCATGATAATGCAGAGACTCTAATGAAGAATTCTGCAGAGTTTGACACTTGGGTAACCGAAACTGTGGGAGACTTGGAAAATTTTACGAGGAACAAGTAACTGAACTACAAAGGTTACTTGAGAGATTTGTAAAAGAAAGCCATTCAAACCATAGCGTAGAAAAGTATCTAACTATTTGTGAACAGTTAGGTCAAGAGCCCGACCCTGCCAAAATGCCGCTAACCTATTCAGATTTTCCTGAAGAGGTTCAAGTGGCATTTTTTGTGTTTTCTTTATTATCAGATTATTGGGAAGGAAATTCTGGTACGTATATGGGAAAGCACTGGGAAGGACTAGATTATTTATTCGAGCTTTACGAAGTAGAGAATACAAAAGTAGTTTTATTTTTTATGAAAACCTACGAACAGCTTCTTGTATCATATAGGGCCGAAGAAGCAGAGCGAAAGCGGAAAGCAGACGAAAGAAAAGCGAAAGCAAGCGGTGGAAGAAATTACACCCATAATGTTCAAGGCTGATGGCTAAAAATAAAATTGAATTAGATTTAGAGGTAGATGACAAAGGCACCACTAAAAAGGTGGCTATGAATGCGAAAAAAGCCTCAGAAAGTCTTGACAAAACTGCTAAGTCTGCTCGGCAATATGACCGTAACATAAAAGGAGCGGCAGGAGCTACAAATAATACAACTAAAGCTTTCTCTAAAATGCAACAAGGTATGGGAGGCTTAGTCGGCATTTATGCCACTGTGGCTGCACAAGTCTTTGCTGTTAGTGCAGCGTTTCAATTTCTTAAATCTGCTAGTGATATTTCTAATCTTATTGCTGGTCAAGAGGCTTTAGCAGCTACCACAGGCGTAGCGTATAAAACAATTACAAATAGCATAAAAGATGCTACAGCAGGGCAGTTAACTTATGCAGAAGCAGCAAAAGCTGCAGCTATAGGAACAGCTTCCGGGCTTTCTCCAGACCAGCTAAACAGGCTAGGTTCTGCTGCTAAAAATGCCTCTATTGCTCTTGGAAGGGATTTAACAGACTCTTTTAATCGTTTGGTAAGAGGTGTAACAAAAGCGGAACCAGAATTACTAGACGAATTAGGAATTATTTTACGTCTTGAAACAGCAACAGAAAAATACGCTCTTGCTATTGGCAAAGCTAAAGACGATTTGACAGCATTTGAAAGAAGCCAAGCAGTAGCAAATGAAGTCCTTACTCAAGCAGAGAAAAAATTTGGACAGATAGAAGAGATTATGGATCCTTCTGCTGCATCTTTGAATCGTTTTGTGACAAGCTTTGATACTCTTATAAACACTTTTAAATCCGGACTAATAGAAGGTCTTCGTCCTGTATTTGATTTTTTAAGCAAAAATACTTATGCTTTAACAGCCGCCCTTGGACTAGTAGCTCTTCCAATAATTAAACAAATTCTGCCTAATTTTAAAGAATGGGGAGATGCCGCAGAGCAAAGCCTAAAGAGACAAGAAAGAGTATTAAAAGTATATAATTATAAATTAGACAAGGCGAAGAAAAAAGTACAAGAGTTTTCACAAACACAGGCAGAAGCTCTGAAGCAAACCGCAAAAAGTGCAGAAAAATTAATAGGAGACCAGCCTAAAACTAAAACTGGACAGGGAGGTTTTGAGTTTTTGCTTAATGAAACAGACTCAAAAGCCGCTCAGAGACAGGCAAAAAAGATACTAGACGGAGCAGAAGCAAATATAGATAAGTTTGGTAAAGTAACTACAGGTAAGTTAAAAGGTTACAATGCTCAACAAGTAGCAGATTTAAGGGCTTCTTATAACAAAAGGGTTCAAATACTAACTAGTTTTGAAAGTAAGCACAAACTTAGTTGGGCAAGAATGGGGGCTCAAGTTAAACTATATGGTGTCCAAGCTACCAGAGCTTTAGGGGTAGTGAAAACTGGGATAGTAAGTCTTACTAGTCTTGCAGCTTCTGCAGGAGCAGCTTTATCGGCGGCTTTGGGCTGGATAGGATTGATCACCTTGGTGGTTTCTTTTAGTGCAGAGGTATATAGATTCTTTTTCCCTATACCTGAAAAAATAAAGGAAGCTAGGGAGGCAACAGATAAATTTATAGAATCTGGTAAAACTCTTAATGAAGAACTTCAAGGGGTTGCAAAAGTAGACTTTCAAAACTTATTAGGTTTAACCGAAACTATAACTGCAACAGGAAACGCCTTAAATACTGCAAATATTTTAAGTAGGTTAAAAGAGTTCGAAAACATAGATATAAACGTTGTTGGAGAAGACAGATATCAAAAAGCAAGATCTGGCCTTCAGCAAACCTTCGATACATTATCTCCTTTAATACCTGGATTAAAGTCTTTGGGGCAGGAGTTTAAAAAGACCGGCACGTTATCCGCAGGTCTAAAAGGACAATTAAGTAGTTTAGTAGAAGACTATGTAACAGCATCTTCGGCTGCACAGCGTATGCAAGAAGTACAACAAACATTAAATACTGAGCTCTCAAAAACCTCCTCTTCTATAACCCAGAACCCTTTCTCTAATCTTGCCAGCTCTGCGAGGGCGGCCGCAGAGAATATTAACACTGTAGTATCCGCCGCAAATAGAGAAGCCTCTCGCAAGGGAGCAGATGTAGGAGCCACTAGAGCTGAATTTGAAGCAGCAACTGCCGCTGCAACAAGAGGGGTAGAGAAAGTAAAACAGGCCCAAGAAGAGGTAGCAAAAGCAGGAGGCTTTCTAGGCAAAAGTGTCAAGCAAGCGCAGAGAGAGTTAAAATTAGCAAAACAAACCGCAGAGGCCTTAGCTGCCGAAGTAGGTAGAACAGGGGCTGCTTATGTAGAAGCTGAAAATAATGCTAAGCAAATTCAAGAAGAACTAGTCGCCCTTGGGCAACAGCAAAATTACATAAATGCTTTAGCTACTAATTTTACAAAAATTGAAAAAGACTTAGATAATATTACTGCAAGACAGGTTTTTAATAAACTTAAATTTGCCCAAGCCCAGACACTTGGTATTACAGTTGCAGATAAAATAAAAAATATAGAGTCTAAATCATTACAACAAGACAACCAAAAACTAAACATACAAGCCAAACAACTAGCTGCAGAAGCAGAATTACAGGCAGCCGTTGAACAAGGCACGGACGAGCAGATAAAATCAGCAGCTTTAAAAGTTTACCAGCTACAAGTAGAGTCAAAGATACTCGAAGAAAATATTAATCTTGAAAATGAAAGAAACGGATACGTAATTGATGCTATAAGATTTGAAGAGCAGCTATTAACTATAAAGAATAAAGAACTAGAAGTGCAAAGAAATATAAATGCTCTTACTTTACAGAAGAAAAGGGTAGATAGCGGTATCGGAGGACTATTCGGATTTGAGCAAGCAACTCGTAGCGCAGAAGTTCAGTCTAAGATTTTAGAGGAAAACTTAGCACTCGCAGCACAACGTCAGGCGTCTGCTGCGGCTAAATTTGCTGAAGTCCAAGGACTTAATTTTATAGGAGCCCGCGGAGGCTCGGATGAAGAGCTAGCAGCAGCTAGAAAAGAGCAGAGCAATGCAATACAAGGAGTTAAGCTAGCAGAGCTTGAAATAGAACGATTTGGCGAAAGGGATGAGGCGCTATTAAGAAGTTTAAGAACCCAAAAACAATTAACTCAAGCACGCTTAGCTTCTCTTTCTATAAACCCTGCGGAGCAGCAGGCCCAAGAAATATTTATACAAGCACAACAACAGGGAATAAGTCTGTCTCAACTACAAAAAGAAGAAATTAGGGCTTTGACAGAAGAGCAATATGAACTACAGTTAGTAACTGAAGGATTAGCATCCGTTTACTCTTCAGTGTATACTGGATTTGAAAATGCTTTTGCAGGAATCATAACAGGTACTTTAAGTGTTAAACAAGCTTTTGCAAACTTAGCAGTCTCAATATTGCAAGATCTGGCAAAAATGATAGCAAAAATGCTAGTATTTAAAGCTATACAGGCTGGAATTAGTGCCTTTGGAGGTGGTGGAGAATTTGATTTTGCAAGTCAAAATGCAGGAGCTGGTGGGTTTTTTGATGCTTCTCCGTTTCGATATGGAGGAATATCAGAAGCCCCTAAAATGGCTATGGGTGGAGTTTTAGCAGGCCCTCAACGAGGATATCCCGCAGTACTACACGGAACAGAAGCAGTAGTACCTCTTCCCAATAATCGTTCTATTCCTGTAGAATTTAAAGGTGGCGGTCAGCAAATGAATAATGTAACCGTAAATGTTAGTATGGATAGTAATGGAAACTCGCAGCAAACTTCTCAATCTGACTCCTCTCAGGGAGAAAATATTGGAAGACTAATAGCCTCTGCAGTACAAAAAGAACTTCAGAATCAAAAACGTTCGGGCGGAATATTAAACCCTTATGGAGTCGCGTAAATGGCAAAAAATTATAACATAACAATACCCGTACTAGAAGATCCAGTAACAAAACTTATTAGTTATAATCCAGATCTTGGGACTCCAAAAGCTTTTGCTGTAGATAAAGGAGTAACTAGAGACACTTCCCAAAAAGTTTTAAAAATTAGTTTTGGAGACGGATATGAGCAACGGGTATTAGACGGTATAAATACTCAAAGAGACGTATATAATTTATCTTTTAGAAATAGAGCGGCTGACGAAATTCAAGTAATTGAAGATTATTTAAATGCTAACGCAGCTCTTAGTTTTGACTTTAATATAGATGAAGATACTGTAAAAGTAGTGTGTGACAACTTTAATATTACTTACCAATATGAAGACGTTTATTCTTTATCAGCACAGTTTAGAAGAGTTTATGAACCATGAGTGACATAATTGCAAAAGATACAGAAAGTTTAAATTTGGACTCTGGCGTAATATCGCTATTTGAGATAACGTTACAAGAGTCACAAATAACTCTAAGGCTCCATCCAGAAAACACTAGCGAAGATATTATCTTTGGAGGGAATACATATCACGCATTTCCTATCGGAATGGACAAACTAGAAATTACTTCTGAAGGGGCTCAAACTCGACCATCTCTAATTATTCCTAATGTTGATTCTATTTTAGATAGTCAATCTAAGTTCCGTCAATTGTTGGCCGCCGAGAATATACCTAACTTTAAACTCGATGATTTAGTTGGGGCAAGAGTTACAAGAATTAAAACTTTATCAAAATATATTGATATAGGTACAGAGTCTGTGCCTGCTCCCTCTCCTTACGAACTCCCTAAAGCTGTATATTTGGTCGATAGACTGGCCTCAAAGAACGATATTAGTGTAGAATTAGAGTTGGCGTCCCCTTTTGATCTTGGAGGCACACGATTACCTTACAGAAATGTAGTAGGAAAGTATTGCCCTTGGCTGTATAAAGGGTATAACGCAAGTACGGAAGACGTAGCTAGTGCATGTTCCTGGACAGATTCTAATCAAATTATACATCCAGAAAAAATTAACGGAGAATGGTCAAATGCAGGCCCACAAAGTTTTTATTTTACGGTGGACGATGAACCTATTTGTTACTTAGTTTATTTACAGAATATGAGTGGCAGCGAAGATGGAGCGCCTCCGCATGATCCGGCTTCTACATACTCAAAAGACGATGCGGTGTATGTACCTGAGCTTATTGATGGAGTAACATTTTATAGATTCTACTTAGCAAAAGCAGATGTTCCTGCAAATATTAACTTATCAAATACTTTATATTGGCAAATTTATAGAAATTTCACAGACTGGGATAGTAATACTAATTATTATGTTAATAGTGAGGACTCTAGAAATAGTAATTATGTAAGATATAATAGTAAAGTATGGAGAACCATAAAAAATAATAGAGGAGTAGTTCCTGGCACAGACTATACTGTATGGGTAGAAGGTGATGTTTGCGGTAAACTTCTATCTTCTTGTAAGTGCAGATTTCAAGTAGTTCGAACTTATGACGGAACTGGAGCCTATAACGTACCCAGCCCTAGTAAGTATGATACTACTATTACATTGCCTTTTGGAGGGTTTCCAGGAACCCGAAAGTTCCGATGATACTTAATTTTCTAGAAGAAATACAACAACACTTTGAAAAAGAGTACCCAAAAGAAGGCTGTGGCTTAATAACAGTAGTAAAAGGAAAAGCTAGTTGGGTGCCTTGTAAAAATATAGCTTCTAATGACGAAGACTTTATATTTGACTCCCAAGAATATCTAAAAATACATAGAACCTCAGATATTATAGCAATAGTACACAGTCATCCAGATAGTAGCTGTGAGCCCAGTGAGCACGATATAAACTACTGCAACTCCTTAGGCATTCCATATTATATATTTAGCTATCCTACTATGGACTTACATATACAGCAGCCCGACACCGATGTTACAGAACTTTATGGAAGAGAATATATATTTGGCAAATATGATTGTTTCGAAGCCGCCAGAGATTTTTTAAAGAGAGAAAATATAACTATACCACATCGTATAGCTTTTGAAGACGACTGGTGGGAAAAAGGTTTAAATTATTTTTGCGAAGAGCTTATGGCCGAGTGGGGGTTCAAAAAAATTTCCTTGCAAGAAGTCCAAAAAAATGATATACTTTTATTTCAAAATAACTCAGAGGTGCCAAACCATTGCGGGGTTTATTTAGGTAACGAAACTTTTTATCATCACGCAGTAAATAGGTTATCTTGCAGAGAAAGCTTGTATCCTTTGTGGATCAAATTTTTAGTGGAAGCGTACAGATATGAAACGTAAAATATTTTTAGAAGGAGAGCTTGGGCATAAATTTATTCGTGAGCTTGAGATAGTAGCAGAGACTCCTGCAGAAGTATTTCGCTGTCTGGATGCAAATTTTCCAGACTTTCAAAAGTACTTAATAGAACAGCACGAAAAAGACGTAGGATTTGAAATAGATATAGCTGGAGAGTGCTTAGAGTATCAAGAAGAACTATTAATGAATATCTCAGAAGGAGACATAACCATTACTCCTGTTCCCGCGGGTTCAAAAAGTGGGGGGTCAAAAATTCTTGCAGCGATAGCTATTGTAGTTGCTACTTATTTGATAGTTACTAGTGGAGGTACTGTTGGGTGGGAAGTAGCTTTTGCAGAATTGGGCAAAACTGCCACCGCGGCTGTATATTTTGCAGGGGCTGTAGCCGTAAACCTAGCATTAACTGGTATAATGCAACTAATGGCACCCGATCCTGCAACCGATAATGATCAAGAACAATCATACCTATTTAATGGAGCGGAACAAAACATAATTGAAGGAGATCCAGTTCCTGTATTATATGGAAAATTAAGAGTACCTGGACAACCTATTAGTTTTGATGCAGCTGCAGCCTCTTCTGTAAGCGGAGGCTCCTCCATAACACTGCCAGGCGGCGAAGTGATAGATTTAGATTTAACTTGGGGCGGAAAAAACTTTTTTGGCCCAATATCTATAGATTAAGGAAAGATTAAATGAGCAGAAGTTCAATAAATTCAAGTGACCGTAGACAAGCCTCAAGCAATAATAACTCTATAAATTCTGCCCCTTTTGGATTTACCGAGCAGATTATTTCTGTTACCGATCTTATTTCAGAAGGCCCTATAGGTGGCTTAGTAAAGGGTGGGGATAGTATATATCTAAATAATGACCCGATATTCTCAGAAGAAGAAATAGGTTATGTCTCGGAAGGAGACACAGATGTTATATCAGGATCAGGAACAACTGCGGGGCCTCTTTCTAATTCTAGAGATCTATCCTTATATGGGGGAGGTTTTCTATTTGTAGAAGATATTCTCTCGTTCTCTAACTTATCTGTAGTTGAATTTTCTCAAACGGGCTTCTCCCTTTCAGTAGTTCTTGGCGGATTCTCTTCGCTTCCGCCTTCTTGGACTAAAAATATAGATACTCGAATAAACTCTGAGAATCTTTCAGATAGAAAATCTATCTGCAGATTAAATTTAGGAGGAGACTTTGAGTATTCTGAAACTTATATAATTGATTTAGATTATACTAATGCTCAAGTAACTCTGGGCCTTAAAGGATTTGCGTTTACATTTCAAAATTTAGCAGAAAATCTTTCGGACCTTTCTGCAAGTTTAAGTATAGGCACTTTTTTTGAAATTGCTTCGGTTTCTGGAGCCTATGCAACTTTAGTAAATTCTTTACCCGTCTCTTTTACAAATAAAAAATACGCACTAACAAAACCTGGAGTAGAGGCGGCCAATATTGCTGATCTTAAAAAGTATAGTAGTTCTGCGTATCAATTTAGGCCTGGAACCCTTAATCAAGAGCCAATACAGTCTTTAAGAGGTTCAGCAGGTACAACTACTATAAATCTGGCTTCAGGAGTACCGCTAGAGCTAGGAATTTCTCAAAGTGTAACTACACAAGGTATAACAGGTGCTCAAGCCTCCGAAATAGATTTAGTAGACCTAGTATTTAGGTATCCTTCAGGACTATATTTAACAAATACTCAAAAAGGTGGTAGAGAGGCTGCAGGAGCAGGATACCTTATAGAAATAGGTATAGATAGGGATGATGGTAACGGATTTCAATTCGAAAAATTAAAAGGAAATCTCTTACTAGACTCTAAATTACACGCTGAACTTTCGCAAAATTGGACTACAAATGGAATTTCTGGATCTTTCCCCGCGTCGGTAAACGATTATATATTTGCTCATGGAGGCAAGAATACTTCAGCAGTCTCTTATTCACATACTATAAATCTTGAGCCTTATCAACCTTTCGGCAATTTTCAAATAAAAGTCACGCGACTGACTAACTCGGCGAATTCGACCGGCGATAATAAAGGACGGGGCCACCGGTGGCCTGGTCTAACTTGGAGAGGCCCTGATGTAGACAAGTGGCAATCTGTTCAATCTGGCGCCTTATCTCAAGTTTTAGGTGTAATTAAAGAAAAATTAAATTATCCCTATTCTGCTGTAGGACATGTTACTTTTAATGCTAAACAGTTTTCAAGTATGCCGACTCGTACTTATGAATGCTATGGCATGAAAGTACGAATACCTAGTAATTATAGTCCGACTACTCAAACGTCTTTCGATACTAAATATTCTTTAGATAGTCTATACTCTGGCATATGGGATGGCGACTGGAAGAGAAACTCAAGCGGAGAGGTAGAGCTTACTTATACACATAACCCTGCTTGGGTATTTTATGATATTCTTGTTAATAACAGATATGGTCTAGGAGCTTTTTTAGAAGAACAAGACATAGATAAATACTCTTTATACAAAATAGCTAGATACTGCGATGAGCCAGTTCCAAACGGTAAAGGCGGTTGGGAGCCTAGATTTACTGCTAATTTATATCTAACAAAAGCT